TGTTATTTACTGGAATTGCTTTTTCTTTGACAATTTTACTAGCTATTTTTCGAATATAATCCTGCAAAAACTTTTCCGTATCCTGGGCGTTTGATAAAAAATAGGTTATATCCAAAGTAAATTTTTGAACATTAGGTGTCATTTTAAAATATATATTTGAATAATTTTTAATGATTATATAACCAGCTATTGCTAAAATTATATACATGAGATATGTGTTTGTTGTATTTGATTCAGATATTTTAATTATTTGTTGTCCATACATTATACATTAATGTTATATTTTTGTCAATTATTTGGCATATAACTACTAATTTTTCCTTGATTTGTTGTTGCTTCTTGTTCTGCGGTAGTCGCTTTTGTAAAATTAGATACCACATCTGTCAGTATATTATTACCCAAATTCTTTGAAGATTGTATTGTTCCGTTTGTCATATAAGTACTTAATACAACTGACCCCAAAATCTTAGACAATGCATTCTTTACATTTATTATATTTTGTTGTATTGTTGTTGATAAATTCAATACATTTTGATTTGCTTCTGAATTCATATCAGTTGTCGTCTGTATTGTCTTATTTAATGTAGTATTTATACTTGTAATGTTCGAATCTATACCATCAATTCGACTATGTATTGGGTTCATTTCGGCTTCAATAATATCTGTTTGTATCTGTTTGGTACATTCAGTAAATGTTTGAGAACTATCTTTTCCAAAAATCGGGGCTACATAAAAATTACTATTTTGACATTTTATACTTTCCCAGTTACTATACATGTAATTCCATTTTAATATTATATATGCAAAAAATGCTATAATTATTATTACTAAAGACACAGAAGAAGCTTTTATTTTGGGTTCTAAATATATAAATTTTGGTTGAGGTGGAGATGGCATTTATAATATATATATAAAAATACATAAAAAAGGATGTTGTTTTAATGTATATATTCTAACTACTCTATGAATAATAATATTACTAATGAAGACAGATTGAATTTGAAAAAACTTATGAATGAAATGGAATGTGAGAACAACACAGATAAAATTCGTAAATTAAAACATAGTTCTCAAATTCGTGACGATGTAACCACACTTTTACAATTTAAAAAAGATAATGTAACTTTATTTAAAACGGATTATAATTCTTTCTTGAATGAATGTCGAAATATTACTCCTTTTTTATTTATGAATTACATGGATATTTTCAACAAAATATGCAAAAATGAACTTGACCTTAAGGTTCTGTCTCAAGTATTAAATTTACTTGAGGCAATAGAAGATGGCAAGGTGGACCAACACGAAGGCTCTGTCATTTTCGGTAAATTATTGAAAGAATTGTACATCGATTCTGCATTGAGAACTAGTAGTAATTTGGATGAAAATTATAATGAAAATTCCAAACCAGAGCCGGTTGTCGCAAAACAAATATCATGGCGTGAATACAAAAATCTTGTCTAATTATATCCATATAAACATAATAATTGAATTTTATATAGATAAATATATGGGAAAAATTTCACCCATGGATAAACGATACGAATTATTACATTAGTTCCCTTTTCGAAGTGTTCGGCAAAGCCGATTCTAGTAACTAATCTCGGAAAATCTTCGACTTCGTCTACGATTTTCGCTCCAAAATAGAGATTAACATAAATAATATAATTATAATACTCCCATAAATGATCTTTTGTCGGTTAAATAATCATTAATCACACTGGTAAATTCATTGGTGCGCATCATATGAAAATCACCTTCATTCATCATTAAAAACCCATCTGCTAAAAATCTCTGGACATCACCTTCAATGTTCTCTACTTTTGTAAAAAATACATTACCAATTTCAAATTTGCGATGAAAGTATCGTGCAAAAATTTCAGGTTGGTTGGGGCGTTTAACGATGAAAGAATATTCTACAGGTACATTTGCGCATTCTTCGGGGGCATTTACCATCTTTTCTCCAAAAGTCTTAGATTTAAACCCAATGACTAAATCCAATTCAAACATATTACCAAAATTATAACTTTTATAGGTATCTAAAAAATTTTGCAAATCGGTAGGGTTATAACTTATATCCAGCATTTTATATAAGTTATATTTTTTTTTTATTAGTTGATTTTACGCAAAACGAATTTTTGTTTTTTTGTCGTATTATTTTTCGTGTATGTTTTCGTTTTCTGCGATTCCGCGTGGTTGCGCTGCAGAGCGACAGTTTTTTTCCAAAATCATCCTTTTCGCAGTGTCGCTTTGCGTTCTCTTGATTTAGTTGTTGAGAAGCTTTGCTTCTCTGACCACCATATACAAAATTGTCGTCGGCGTATCCAATATAGTCAGCGAATTCTTTTATTCGATCATTAATTAAATCACCTTCTTCAGGTAACCGATTTATCAAAAAATCGTATAAATTTTTCCGTTTTTCTTCCTCTTTCATTTCTGCTGAAAATTCATCTCCTGAACCTTTTTTATGTAATTTGTACCATTCTTTGATATATCCATCCACAAGATCTTTGGTATTTTCCACGATACAATTTATTATTTTTTTCCACTCGATGTTGTTATTGTCCACTACGGATGCGGCAGTAACAAACGAAAAAAAAATTCGTTCTAATGCCCCCATGCTACAAGTCATTCCGTCAGAACCGTCATACGCTGTTATACAGTCCTCTACAAATGTCTTTACATATTCAGTTTTTAATGATTCAGGTTGGTTATTGGTGTAATGCACCATTTTTATTGCGGTTTCTATAAATTCCTGATTTAGGTCTTCATACTTTACCCCGTTTAGTCGTTCATTCATAATACGACCTAAATTAATTCGTAAGAATGTTTTGTCTTTTTCAGAAGTATTTACATTATCAATCATGGAAGTTAATGTTTCTTTCAAAAAAACGGGAAAATCACTAATACTAATATCATCTTGTACCCCCAAACTATCCAAAATATTGTTTAGTTTTTTATAATTGATTTTAGCGGATTCTCTGTGAATTTGATTCGGGTTCACTCTTGGTATCGTTATCAGTCGTACATCATGTGGTTTGTTTATAGGTGATATATTACAATCCAAAAACATAGTTTCTATGTTATCAGTAACATTACTGACATCCCAATTATTCAACGGCTGATTAAAATTAGTACAGTGACTAAACATATAACCCATACGAATAACTTGACTGACAGACCATCTGTCTAATGGCTGATTAAAATCAATACAGTTACTAAACATGTGTGACATGTCAGTAACATTACTGACATTCCATCCAATCAACGGTTCATTAAAATTTTCACAGTCGTGAAATATCCATTTCATATCGGTCACTTTACTGACATCCCAGGACCCGATTTCTTTATCTCGTAAAAATGGAGGTAATCGATCTTTATTATTTGAATAATAAAATTTAATATAATATTTTATGTAACCGTCATAAATATCACCAAAATTGTATTCAACAAGAAATTTTATTATTTCTTTGTTTTTATTTTCTTCAGCCACATTAAGCGCTGTCCTACCTTCAATATTATCTAGATTATTATATTTAGTTTTAATTGTTGGGTCTACTTTATAATCAAATAATAATTGTCTAATAATATCTTTAAATACGCCATTAGTATCTAATTCAACAATAACGTGAAGGCAAGTGTGACCATATTTTTCTACTGCATTAAAATTTGCTCCTTTTATGTAAAATAATTCTAATAATTTTTTTATATCTGATATATCTTTACGGTCTTTTTCAGCTTTTTCAGCTTTTTCTGTATCTGTATCGTTATCATCTATTATGTAATCATCATTTATTAATTGGTAAATAAGCTCTATCAAAGCAGGTGAACCACGCTTATCTAATTCATTAACATTAGCTCCTGAATTTATTAAGTCTTCCACTTCATCAAATTTACGAAGGTGTATTGCATTTATAAGAGGTGTAACCTCACCACCACGATACTTTCTTTGATGTTTGGTTCTCGAATTATACGCCTTACTGGTATTTCTATGTGAAGATGAAAGCTCCTTATTTTTTTTTGAATATTTGACCATTTATTCAAGAGTGTATATAAAATAATAATATATATTTATTATACATTCGATTCCTTTACATTATTTCCCTAGACATTCGATTCCGAATCAGCTTCGCTGATTCTTGCATCGGATATCGAATTCAAATCCGCACCGCTACGCGGTGCTGCCTTGAATTCTCCAACAAAGCCTTTACCTTCGGTATCTCGTATAAGCTTCGCTTATAACAAAACTAATATCAAATATCTTGTTTATTTTTAGATTTTTTGTTCTCTACACTCTTTTGTGGTGTATAAGCCTTGTATATTCCTAAATATTTTTTCAAGGCATCACGTAAACCGATTACAACATATGCCAATGCTGCGCCAATAACTCCGCCAATAATTAATTGAAACACTGTATGATTATGAAACAACCATCTTTCAATAAACATCAATATGCCTATTACAGTACACATTGCGGTCCAAGGAACAAATTTATGTGTTGTCCAAAACATATATAAAATGGAAAATACTACATTCTGACTATGTCCTGACGGCATTCCATATACCTTTTTTGTAAAATGTTCCGTATTCAAAAATTTCATGGAATTGTAGGGTCGGTTCTGTTTGATAATCGTTTTCAAATATTCATTTGTTATTCCACTTAATGCCAATACAACTATGAAAACTGACAAATCAATTGGATCATTGTAAATCATTGTACTAACGATAATTGCCACTAGTAATTCACTAAAATATCCAATAGCATACATTAAGTCTTTTATTTTACCAAAAAATTTACCCACAATATTTACCATATACATATATTTACCATATACATATATTTACCATATACATATATAGTTATTTTTGTATAAAATTGATTTAAAAATAATCAGTGATAGAATAACAACATAATATTATGTCTGATAACAATTATACGATGGACGATTTTTTGGAAAGTATTGTGCATAAAATGCCAAAACAATCGGAGTTTGCGGTTTTAAAATTGGTAATTGACCGTGAACATCCAGGAATGACCGACGAAATGTTCCGGTTATATAAAACACATATTACCAATCATAATACTCAAATGTTCTCTGACGAACATCCAAATTCCGGATTTGATTTAATGATTTTACAAGATGTGAAATTCACGGTGCCTTTTACAACAGTATTGGTTGATTTGGGTCTTAAAATGGAAATGTTTCATTACAAACCTATATGGCCAAGATATGACCCGTGTGCGTTTCATATGTTACCGCGGTCAAGTCTTTCCAAGACGCCACTCATGCAATCCAATCATGTTGGTGTGATTGATTCTGGATATCGCGGTAATTTAAAAGTACCTTTGAGATTTCTTCCTGAACCTGGAATTGAAAGTTATACCGCAGAAATGAAATCACGACTCGTACAAGTATGTCATCCATCCCTCTGTCCTATTTATGTGGTATTGATGGAGGAGAACGATTTGTCGAGTTCTTCACGCGGTTCTGGTGGGTTTGGTTCTACCGGTCGTTAGTTCGATTTTTCATTTTCATGAATCATACGTTCATACACCATCAAAATAAGCTGTTCACTTACTGATAATTTTTGAAAAACTAAACAATTGTCCCATTTAATTTGAAAAATGCCTTTTTGGTATGTTCTACATTGTATATTTGTTCCATTATCAGTAAAAAGAATATCAGATACCAACGAACCATTGGTAAGTTGAAAATCTTTTTCTTTTTTTATCCATCGGATGTGTTTTCCTTTGTGTAATTCGTAAATATTTTCTACAAAACGATAATCAGCAAGTTTATCACAAATTTCTGTTTTATGTTTGCTATGTAATGGTAATGTATTGAGCGCTGTCAATTTTTCATCTAACAGATCATCCAGTGATTTATTTTCCAAATAACCACTTTTTTCTACAGATTTCATTAATTCTTCTATATCAAGTGTAGCTAACAGAGAACTGTCTTTTCTAACATTTTCGAAAATTGTATTGATATAATCAGCATCAATAGAATCGGAAGATGAGGACATTATGTAATATATAATTATTACATTATATACTATACAAAAATTGATTTATTTTTCTACAAATTATGTATAGGCATCATAATTACCAACAATATCAATAATAATGAGCTACAACCATGACTATGACGCTGCTATGGACCAACTAGCGGAATGGGAAGAAGAGGAGAGAATGGAACAATATTATTCAGATGAACATGAAAAATGGAATGATGCATGCCACGATGACAAAATGGAACAAGAACTAGAACAATATTATCAAGATGAAAAAAAAAAATGTGCAGAATCATCATACGACGACGACCAAGAAGTGAAAAGTGTAACCTCTGCTGAAGCCGAAGAGGAATTCAAACAATCGTTCATACTATCTAATCCTGGATTGAAACAAAATAATGAAGAGGAATACAAAAAATGGTTGGAATTAGCACACGATGATGATGGATATGAAAAATATCTGGAATCTACAGAAGCTATTCATCGTCATTAGTTCCCTTTTCGAAGTGTTCGGCTTTGGAGATTTCAATGCAGCATCTCGAAGAGATGCGGAATTGAAACCGAGATTAGTTTTGCTATAAGCTTCGCTTATACGAGACGGCTTTGCCGTCTCGGGAACTAATGCCTATTCTA